CTTAAACAAAAAGATAATGAAATTGTTAGTACGTATAAAAAGAATTTAGACTCTAACGAAGTACAAGTTAATGACCAAATTAAACTCGCTGAAGGAGCTTATCGTAAAGCTCTAGAAAGTGGGGAAGCTGATGAAATTGTTATTGCACAACGACAATTAAATCGAGCAGAGTTGCAGCTTGATAATCTAACTAAAGCTAAGACTGCTTATTCAGATTATGAAGCTAATAATCCACAACCTGTTCAGCAACAACAACAGCAACAAGTTCCTCAACAGTCAACTCCTAATCCTGCAAACTATGATCCTAAAGCAGTAGAATGGGCAACACAAAATGACTGGTTTGGTCAAGATCAAATTATGACCGCAGCTGCAATTGCAATTGATGAGCAGCTTAAAGGTGAAGGATTTGATCCTACTGACGATGAGTTTTATGAAGAAATTGATCAACGTCTTCAACAATCTTTTCCTAAGAAATTTAAAAAACAGGCAAAGGTAGTAGAAGAAGAAGCAGATCAAGAAGCGGAAGTAAGGGAACCGAAACAACCCTCTCAAGTGGTAAGTGGAGCATCACGCACTGTCGCTAACCCTAAAACAAGTAGGCCAAATAAAGTTAAGCTAACGCGAGACGATATTGAAATGGCTAATCGTTGGGGTATTCCTCTTGAACGGTATGCAGAACAAAAGCTAGTTGCTGATAAAGCAGAAGGCGAGTATACCACAATTATTACATCTAAGCGTGGAGGCTAAAAATATTATGACACGTAACACATTAAAACAAGCACGTAGTGAGACAAACCGTGAAACTGAACAGCGTTCTTATGAAGAGTATACCTTTGAAGAACCAGACTATCTTGCAATTCCAGATATAATCAAAGACCGTTTTGCTGATGAAGGAATGATACTTCGGTGGTTGCGTATTGAAATACGCGGTAAAGAAGACATTCAAAATGTAGGCAAACGACTTCAAGATGGTTGGGTGTTTGTAACACCTGAAGAAGTTCCCGAAATGTCACACAATTCTCTCGTGAAGAATGAAGGCCGTTATGCAGGTACAGTCTGTCGTGGAGACTTAGGACTTGCTAAAATGCCAGCTGGTAAGGCAGAGGCTCGAAAAAGGTATTATGAAGATCGTAGTCGTGAAATGATGGATGCAGTTAACGCGCAACTTGAAAATCAAAACGATTCTCGTATGCCAATTTCAAACTCAAGTAAATCATCGGTTGTTCAGGGACGTGCGCCTAACTTTCAAAAGTAAAGGTAACACTGTTGTTGATCAATTATTTTGTCATGGTAATTTTAATTAAGGAGAACTAAAATGGCTCTATCTAAAGCTCTTGATGGTTTCCGTCCTTCACGTCAAAAAGGTTCTGCTACCAATTCTTCAGGTGTTAGTGAATACTCTATCGCTTCTGGTTATGCAGCAAACATTTTTAACGGTGACGTTGTAACCATTAATGTTGGTAAGGTCGAAGTTGTTACAACTGTCGGTCTTGGTAACGATATTCCTCTTGGTGTTTTTGCAGGGTGTACTTATACTCAAAATGGTGCACCTGTTTTTGCAAAATATTGGCCCGCAAGTACATCTGCTTCTGACATTGTAGCATTTGTAAATGACGACCAAAACACTACTTTTATTGCTCAAGCTGATGCTGCAGTTACAGTAGGTGATGTTTATTCCACCACCTTTAACGTAACTCTTGGTACAGGTTCTACATATACTGGTCAATCCGGTCATGGTATTGCTGCCGCTACTCGTGGTGACGATGGTATGCTAACTGTATTGGGTGCATTTAAAGAACCGGGTAATGCTCTTGGAGATACAAATCCACGGGTTGAAATCATCTGGAAACAGCATGTTAACGCTTATCCAACTGTCGGAATTTCCGCAGGTTAATGAAAGGGAGATAAATAAATGGCTATTAATCGCAGTAGTATTGCAAAACAACTCCTTCCCGGACTTAATGAGATTTTCGGTATTTCTTATGGTGAAGTAAACGACGAACATGCTCCACTCTATGAAATTGAAAACTCAGATCGTGCATTTGAGGAAGAAGTTCTATTCACCGGCTTCGGCTCTGCTCCAACTAAATCAGAAGGTTCAGCAGTCCAGTATGACAACGCACAAGAAGGTTACACAGCCCGTTACACAATGGAAACTGTAGCTCTTGCGTTTGCTATCACTGAAGAAGCTATGGAAGACAACCTATATGACACCTTCTCGAAGGTTCGTGCTAAAGGTCTAGCTCGTGCTATGGCTAACACCAAACAGGTTAAAGCTGCAGACGTATTTAACAATGCGTTTTCTACAAGCTATAACGGTGGTGACGGTCAACCTTTGATTTCAGCTTCTCACCCAACTATTGGTGATGGAAATCAATCTAACACTGTAGGAGCAACTGATTTCTCAGAAGCTGCTCTTGAAACCGCAACGATTGCAGTAACTAAAATTAAGGATGATCGTGGTATTTTGATTGGTGCTTCAACTGAATCACTTCACATTCCATCTGATCTTATCTATACTGCAGATCAGGTACTTAACTCACCCGGTACAACGGTTGCAGGTGGTTCAGCTGCATTCGCACAGAACAACATCAATGCAATTCGCAATCAGTCTGTTGTTTCTGATGGGTTCTATGTTAACCGTCGCTTTACGGATACCAACGCATGGTTCCTAAAGACTGACGTTCCTAATGGTACGAAGATGTTCGTTCGCGTTCCTCTCCAAACCAAAATGGAGCCTGATTTCGATACGGGTAACATGCGCTTCAAGTCTCGTGAGCGTTATGCTTTCGGTTGGAGTGACTGGCGTCAGTGGCGCGGTGCTTCTGGTTCAAGCTGATACTGGAAGTTACAATCTAGACGATTTCTAAATCGTTCTAAAAAAGTTAAATTGAAAGAGCTTCTTCGGAGGCTCTTTCTTTTTTTCTTTGTTTGTTTAAATCCTTTTATACTACTATAATTAAATTTAACGATGCTATATAATTATAATAGACTTTAAAGGAGATGTAATTGTGACAACAAATATTCGTTCAGCTTTTCTTGTAGGTAGTGGAGTACTTGTAGACATTACTACAAGTGTTACAGTTGCTGACACTCGTATTCGATCTATTCATGCTACTGGTTCAGGCATCTATGTTTTAGATGGAACTTCTACAACTGCATTAGGAACAATTGCAGGAAACATTGTTAAGTTTGATGTAACTGGATCAGCTTATTTAGATTGGACTGATTTAGGTGTGCGTATGGATGGTCTTGTTTCAGTAACAGCGCCTACATCTGCAGCAACTCTTACAGTATTCTACGGATAACATATAAATGACCGATTATACTTATCTTGTAAATGATATTATCAGTGCATGTGAAAATGATGGAACTGAGTTTTTAGCTTATGTTCCTAACATGGTCAATCGTTCTGAAGAAAGACTAACGCGAGATTTAGATGATTATGGTTTAGTTGTTCAAACATCAATTGCAGTTTCTGCTAGTAATGCAGAAATCACTCTTCCTACTGGTACACGCATCGTAAAGAATTTTAATCTGATTAATAACGGTTCTAAAATTAATTTATTGTTAAAGACTGATGAGTTTTTAAATGCAGTATGGCCTACAAGTGCTTCAACTGAAGTACCAAGATATTACTCACGAGTTACAGATACTCGTGTACGTCTTGCACCTACACCTGCTTCAACATCAGACGGTATCTTAATGACTGTTGCTAGACCTGTAACTCTAACATCTGCAAACCCCACTAATTATTTTACTGAGATTTGTTATGATGCTTTATTCAATGCTTCAATGGTTGAAGCTATGGTGTTCACTAAAAACTTTTCGGCAGTTCAGCTATTTGAGCAAAGATATATGCAAGCTGTTGAGACACTACGAAATCAAGCTCGCCGTACTCGTAGAGACGATATGGCTGCTCCTGCATCACCAGCAGGTGCTGACAACACAGTAATTGCATATTCTAATTAAAGGAGAAAAAAATTATGGCTATGAGTAAAATTTTTAAGGGTGGTAAAAAAGTTGCTAAAAAAGCAACGAGTAAATCCCAAAAAGCTAAAACTACTACTGATGCTAAAGTTCAAGCTGCTGCTGCAGATGCTGAAAAAATTAAAGGTAAAGGAAAACAAGTATCTACTACAGACGGTGCTTCATTTTTTAAAAAACACGGAGAAAAATTAACTTTTAAAAACTTTAGTCCAAGACAAGCTAAATCATTTATGAAAGCTGCTAAAGTAAAAAAAATTAAAAAAGTTAATAAAGTTGAAGGATCACCTGTTAAAACACCAATGGGAACTAAACGTGCGCGTAAATCTCCAGTTAAAGAACAATCAAAAGAAAGTATTCGTGAAGAAACTCGTAAAGGAATGCGTAAGCGTCCTGAAGCAGCTATGACAACTGTAATTGGTAAAGGAGCGAGTTCAGGTGTTAAACCTACTCGTCAGGCTTTAAAAGCTGCTCAAAAAGAATCTGAACGTCGTGAACCAAAATCTGAGTTTATGAGTCGTTTGTCTCAAATGGAAAGAGCAGGTGGAGTTGAAACACCAAGAAATTTCTCTACGCCTAAAGACCCTAAAGCTACACCTGATCAAATTCGTGATGCAATGAGAGGTAAGATTAATCTTGAGCCTGAAGAAATGGATAACTTATCAGCTGAAGATTTAATTAAAGTTTACGAATCTGGTCGTACTAATCAAAAAAGGTCTGGTGGTATGGTAGGTTGTGGTAAGGCTACAAAAGGATATGGCAAAGCAATGATGCGAAGCTGTGGTGGATCAATTCATAAAAACAAACGGAGTAAATAAAATGGCTGCTAGTAAAATTTTTAAAGGCGCTACCAAAATTGCTAAAAAATCACAAAAGAAAAAATCTACTACTGCTGAT